GAAAAGTTTTCTTTGATTCTTTATTGAGATTTGTTCTCTTTTTGTCCATCATGCCTGGAAATAACGAATATTGTGATGTTACGTTGCCTTGGGCCCGTGATCAGTATTGGTTTGGTGATGAATTCCTGTGGGATCCTGAGGATATACCTTGGCTTGAAGAACATGGGCTTTTACCTTTTCGTGGTGATGCTCGACGAGTTCTTCAGTTGCAGCAGGAGTTGCTCGATGAGCAAGAATTGCTAGAAGAGCTATTGCCTGCTGATGCTGGGGAAGTTGATCATCATAATGATTTTGATCCGTTGGTTTTTGCTGAGATTGTTCAAAGAGCGAGACAGTGGCAACTTGCAAATCAGCCAGATTATTGGCAAGATGCTATGGATGCCATTGGTGAAGAGTCTGCGCTCTTGTGTTCTCCAATGCATCCGGCGGCACTTGGATTGCGGTGGAATGGTTCCAATTGGGAGCCTCCTGCGTCTATTCAAGACGAAATCGCTCGATTGCGATTTTCGCTTTATTCTGACGCAGAACAGTTTACTCTTTTGGATTCTCCATTGCATCCACGTGAACTCGGATTGAGCTGGAATGGGTGGACTGATACTTGGGAGCCTGATCCTGATGCTCAGTTTTGGATTGGTGAGGGTGCTTTTCAATCAGCAGATTTAAATGTTGATGATTCTTCATCAGTCCACTCGAATTCTTCAATGGGGAGTTCTGAGTGGACTTTGTTTCGCTTTTGGAGCAGTCGACCGAATTTAAGAGAGGCAATATTGTTGCTTTTCTTATCGGTTGCTGTTTTCTTTTCAGGATTCTTGGTTCGGGATCGTTTCATCAAACTGCCAGCAAAAGAAGTTAAAGGGCCTTCCAAAATTTTTGAGAATGTCCAACTTCTTGTGCAGGTGTCTGAGCTTTGGCAGTCGAATCCGGTGTTGGCTTTCTTGGCGGCAAGTGGATTGTTTCTGATTTTGTCAGGAGCTCTTCGCACTCTTTGGACAATTATCCAGATTGTTTGTTCTTTCTTCCGATTTATGAAGGAGATGAGAGAGAAGTTACGAGCTTGGTGGCGTCTTCGGTTACCAGTTCGTCTCTCTAACGTTTCCTTTGGAAGTGAGGAAGTTATTTATGAGCGACCTGGTATTGAAATCATTGAGTCTATGATGCCGAATTCATCTATTTTCAAAGCTAAACCCGGTAGATATGCAGTGGAAATTCTTGTTCAGATTGGAGGGAAGTATTCTTATGTGGGTGGCTCATTTATAGTGCGAGCCAGAAATGGCAAACATTATTTAGTGGGTCCATACCACGTACTTTCCGTTTCTAAAGAATTGGTACTGCGTAAGCCTTCTTTTGAAACCAAATCAGAGGTTGTTCGTGAGTTTCAGGTTGATCCTGAGAAATTCATAGAACTTGATCCTGATTTGGTGGCATATCCGATAGCCGAAAATTATTGTTCAGTACTGGGATATTCGCCTATACAGCGACAGATTATTCATCGCTCCCATTGTGACTTTGTCTCTATTAATGCTCCTAAGTCAGGAGATGAGTGGCATGGTTCATGTGGTAAGTTGAAGAGTAGTCAGGTCGCTGGTATGGTTGAATATAGCGGTTCGACTTTACCAGGCTTCTCAGGCTGTCTTTATATGAGCGGTGGTGAGAAAGGGCAACCTCTCGGGATGCATATTGGTGCTTCTGGAAAAGTCAATCATGGCTATTCCATAAATTATATCATGTGTTGTCTCGATGTTGCCTTGAAGTTGCAGGGTGAAGCGACCGCGGATTACCTGGTTGAACTTTCTTATCGGCATCGGAAACCTTTGAAGGCTAAAAGCTGGGGTGTTAGGGAGAAAATGGTGGAGAAACCCGATGGAACTTGGATTCAATTGTCGGATGAAGACATTTCTGATGAACTTTGGGCACTTCTTGATTTCGGAGATGGGAAGTCTTTTGATTCAGCTTTTGTTAGGGAAAGTGTTCAACCTGGCAAAATTCAGTTTTATCAAGATCTCCCACCCGAAAATCAGGGTTTTCCAGTAGGGGCCCCTCAGAGGGCCCCTTTGGAAGAGGAAAAACCGAGTACCTCGACGTTGACAGCTCCTCCTCTTCCCAAGAAGAGGAAGAAGAGAAGCAAGAAGTCAAAGGATTCGAGTGTATTGGTTATGGCAGACCAATCAACCACGTCAACAAAGTCCACTATGTAAATCAACGTTTCCATGATGTTGCTTCGGGGGATTATGAATCCTTCGGAGAGGATTACGGGAACTTTGGTTGGCCTAGACGAGACGATGAGGCGGAGTTGAGATCGTTACAAGTTCATGCGTCTATTAGGGATAGTGTGTTGAGTGAGGCTAAGGTGCCCACAGATGAGGAGCGTAATTGGGTCCTGGATCGAATGGAGGAGTTAACTCCTGAGGCACGATTTGTGCTTCCGAGTGACTTCTTTACTCGTAAGCATCTCGAAAGAGTTATCCAGGAGCTTAATTTTAACGCCTCACCGGGGGTGCCTTACCTCTATACTGATTCTACCCTTAAGAAGATGTTTGATTGGGACGGTATCAGCTTCGACCAGTTGGCTGTGGATCGGATTTGGAATGAGATTCAGGCTTGGGTGGCTGGTGAGTTAGATGCTAATCCAATTCGGGTTTTTATTAAAGAAGAACCGCATAAGAAAGATAAGATTGACCAGGGGCGACTCCGGTTGATTTCTTCTGTTGCTATTCGGGAACAACTGGTTGACCACATGCTTTTGGATATGCAAAATGAGGCTGAGATTGGTAATTGGCAACGATTACCATTCAAACCCGGAATGCAATTCAATTGCGGTGGACTTCATCATTTTGTGAGGAAGAGTAGAGTTCTTGCATGTGATAAGTCCTTGTGGGATTGGACCGTTGGAGATGTTGTTGATCTTGATTTGGAGTATCGTGAACGTATGTGTATGGATCAATACTTCAATAAGGATCAATATGATCTCTGGCGTAGTCTTCTCAGAAGGCGTTACAGGGAACTCTATTATCAACCAGTTTTTCAGCTCTCGAGTGGATTGCAGTTTCGACAATTGAGACCTGGATTGGTTAAAAGTGGTGCAGTGAACACCATTTCCATCAACTCACATCTTCAGCTTATATATCATCTAATTGCATGGCGCCGAGAATTTGGTGAGGAGAGAGCACCGAAGATTATGTGTCTCGGAGATGACACTGCTGTGTTCTGGCCCGATGACCGTGATCCCAGTGGTTATCTCAAGCAGACTGGTGACTTGGGCTGTAAAATCAAGATCGCACAGCTGGAGTATGGCCGGTATTCCTTTGCTGGCCATATTATTACAGATGTTGTGATTCCTGAGTATAACGGCAAGCATCTTTGTCGCTTGATTTACGCTGAGGATGATATTCTTCTGGAGGTTCTTGATTCATATCAACGGCTTTATGCATTAGATGATCCAAGATTGGCTCTCATTCATAAATGGTTGGTGAATTTGGACATGGAAAGAGTCATTTCGCCCTCCAATCTTAAGAACTGGTATCTCGGATACGAGCTTAAAAACTCGCGTCCGGAATACTAGACTTGATTGGAGGACTTGGTGTAGGGCTTGGCGTC